ATATTTTTTACCAATAATATCTTCTGGAAATAATTTCATTGCTTGATAATAATTTTCAACAGAATTATATGTTATTCCTTCTACTACTAGTGGTTCATCGAAAAGTTCCATGTTACTAAACCAGTTTCTAATATATTCTTTATTCATAATTAAATTTATTTTTAAACCAAAATATATAATCTTTAATAAATCTTTAATAATCTATTATGTAGTTTTTGGTGAGAGTTTTTGTTCTTAATCCTGTCAAACAGCCCCCTACCCCATAAGAATAAATCTTTGAAGTAGACTGTTTAACAGGACATAATCTATTCCGTAGTTTTTGGAGCCGAGTTATGTCTTAAAAAATCTTTGTCTCACATCGGAACTAATAAAACCGAATAAGATTCTTCATCCTGCCCTGCATCGCCCCCTAGAGTAACGCAGCGTTTTTGTATTTAAACTGAGACAATACTAGTTTAATCTCTCTGTTTGCTAATGTCAAGAAAAAACAGTAAATAGAGATATGAATAATTTTGATAGATACATTTATAAACTCCTTCAAGAGTTGAATCTTGAAACAGGAAATTCTAACCAAACAGGAGATGATGCTTTGAATGTACGCCAACATACATCTAATACTAAAACAGGTTTTGGTATGGGAAGTATTATACCGAATAAAACTCTTTCAACAAATAATAACTCTAATAACAGTAATAATGGAAAAGGAATGAATACATTAAATATTCCAGAAGACAAATTAGATGAAATGTTATATGATCCAAAAACTAATTTTAATGATTTATTAAAAGATGAAAATAATAAAAATACAGTTCTAGGATATATTTTAGGAAAATCAGATGATGCAACCTATAAGAATAAAGACAAACTAACTTCTCTTATGACTACAAATAAAGATTTACAAACAGCAGTTAATACCTTTATTACTAACTCTAAAAAATAATATGAAATCCAAATTTGAACAATATATTTATAGAATTTTAGTTGAGCAAGAAGCTCCTGAACCTCCTACGCCAGATGCAGGTGGAGGCGAAGAAGGTGCGCCAAATCCTGGTGAAGAAGATCTCTCTAGCGAGGTTATGCCACAGCAAGACGAAGTAATCCCAGAAGAGATTGAGCTTGCAAAGCTTGCAATTCGTGCGATTTATTTTAATTTATCTACTAAAGACGTTCATAAGTTAAAACTGAAAGCTGGTGATAAAATAATTCCTTTTGAAAAAATTTCTGATTATTATGAAAGCACAAAAGATATAGTTCCTGTTCTTGGGTTTATTGAATGGATGATGGACAAATATGAAGGTGTATCATCAAAATGGACAGAAGATCCAGAAGTTCGTGGAAAAACTATTATTCAAAAAATCAAAGAATTTAACAAAACATTACCAGAAGAGCAAAAACTTGATAATGGTAAGCGTGTTTATTGGACTCGTATCGTGTTAAATTGTTTGCTTCATGGAAATCCAGATTTCAACATTAATGTTGGTGATGTAAATGAAAAAACTATTAAAGAAGTTTTTCGTGTTCTTAACCAAAACTTTAGTGGTGACACAAGAGGTCTTTTTCCAAATACTGATAGTTTTAGAGGTCCGGCTACATTTTAAGTTGACATTCTAAATCCGGCAATGTATAATAAGTATTATTGCCTATGAGTAAAAATGACTCTCTCAAGACGAACAAGAATTACACTTATAATTCGTCTAATCAAAAATATGTTTTCCATACGGAGAAAAAGTTCGGTCAAAATCTTGTTTTCACAAAAACAGCGATTGATACAATTGTAAAATTATACAGCAATATTACAGGAGGCTTAACTGCTAACGAAATTGCACTTAAGCTTTCAATTCCTGCTGATGCAATCCGACACATCTTAAAAGTCATGAATATTACTCATGACACTTTACCTTATACAGAAGAAGTTATTAATTCTTCTGATGAGGAAGCTCTTGTTGAAGATACTCTTTCAAGTAAAAAGTTTAACATTTTACAAAAGTTTGAAAAGCGTGATTGGAAAGAAACTCAAGAGGATGCAGAAAAATGGCGTTCAATGAAAACATTGCAATTTGATCCTTTTGATCAAATTTTACAAAAATGGACTCCGCCAGCATATATTCCATCAAGACCTATACCACAATCTAGTGGTCTTAAAGACACTCTTCTTTTAGGTTTAAGTGATTGGCATTACGGTCTTGTTGCACATGAGCGTTATCTCTATAATCAAAAAGAATGGAACATTGAAAAAACAAAAGATACTGTTAATGATTATAGTCGAAAAGCAGCAAGCGAAATTAAAAAAGGTCTTTATAAAGAAGTAAAACTTCTTTTACTCGGAGATATGTCTCATACTCTTACAGGATTTACAGACAAAGGCACAAAGCTTGAAGCACATCCTATTGCAGAAGAGCAATTAGAAGTTGCATTTGACTCACTTGTTAATTTTGTAAAAACTATTCTTTCTGTTACCAACAATGTTTCTGTTGTTGCATGTAGTGGAAATCACTCTGCACTTGGAGACTATGTGCTTTCACGAATGCTATCCTTATATTTCAAAGGAGATAAGCGTATAACTTTTGATATTACAAACAAAAGATTTATAACTTTTAATGTTGGTAATTCACTTTTCCTTATGGAACATGGTTATTCTTCTGTTTCAAGAGATCGTTTACCAGCACAAGGTAAAGGTCGTGAAAACTACATTAACAACTTGTTTATGGCAAAGCCAGAACAAATGATTGGAGTCCAAAGAAAATATTATCTTTCTGCGGATCAACATCATTCTGAAAGTTATGAATTAACAAACGTTGAAGGCTTTATGTTTCCAACTCTTGTAGGTGGTTGTCGTCATTCTGATAACTCTGGATATAATTCTCGTCCTCGTCAAACTGCACTAGTAGTAGATGACTATGAAGGTGTTACTTCCGTGAAGTATTTTTACTTTGATTGATATGGAGTTTTCAGAACTTTACAAAATACTTGTAAAGGAGATGAGTGCTCCTTGGCCTGATTATTCGAATCCTGTTAAATCTACACACCGTAAATGGGAAGAGTGTAAAAATAAATCTAAAAAAATAAAAGGATTTCCTTCTGAGCAATTTGGAGAAGTGGATGTATTTCTATGCACAGAAAATAATTCAAATAGATTTTTCTTTTTTGTAAAAGATAATCTATGGGGAACAGTAGATACTCAACTTTTACAATATGGCGGAGTTCAAATAAAAGAAACTTTGAAATGTAATTCACTCGGACTTTATATGTCTGATATTTTTAAAGATTATTTTCTTGAAAATTTTTCTTATATTTTATCAGATTCATATCATACAGCAGATGGATTTTCGTTATATAGAAGATTGTCAAAAGACCCTGTTATTAAATTTACAATAATAGATTCAAATACAGACGAAGAAATAACATTAGATAATCCAGATGATTTAGATAATTATTACGGCAAAGGTAAACATAATTTTGTTTATAAAATACAGAAAAAATGAAAAGTCTTATACCAAAAGGTGGCGATGATAAAATTTATACGCCTGATTCTCTTGCCAAAAGGATTGTAAACCATTACAATCCTTTTGGTCAAAAGTGTCTTGAACCTTGTAAAGGCGGAGGTGCATTTTTACGAGCATTTCAAGATGTTGGTATAAATCCTCTTTGGTGTGAAATTGACGAGGGTAATGATTTTTTTCAGTTTAACGAAAAAGTAGATTGGATTATAACAAATTTTCCATGGAGTTTACATCGTGAGTGTATAAAACACTCTATGAAAATATCAGACAATATTGTAACTCTTGTAACTCTTAATCATATACTTGCATTAAAAGCAAGATTGCGAGATATTCGTGAAAATGGTTTTTATATCAGAGAAGTTATAACAATGCCAACTCCAAAAGAATTTCCGTCAAGCGGTTTTCAACTTGGTACAATTTACTTGAATAAGGTTGAAGGACCGTGTAAATTTACACATTGGGAAAATTATGATTAAAGCAATACCAAATTTTATAAGAAACATAGATGAAATAATGAGTCATGTAAAAGAACACGATTCGTTATTTCGTCCAAGAGAAGGTGGCGATACACATGCATCTATTATTCCTAATATTTGCAGTAAGTTTAAAACTTTAAAAGATGTTCATATGAGTAAAGAATTAATAGAATGTATTTTTAAAGATTGTGATTTTGATCCTGATCTTAAAGACTTTTATAACTTTATTCAAATTCAAAAATATGAGCCAGGAGACTATATCGCTCCACATCGAGATTCGTATAGTATTAGAAAACTTCATTTAATAACTTTAACAAGTTCAGAAACAGATGGTCTTGTTTGTGAAGATTCTAATCATGATTTAATTAAGATTTTTGATGTTGCAGGTCAATATATAGAATTTCCATATGATTCAGCACACTATGTTTCGCCTGTAAAAAATTTAAGATACTCTCTTGTTGTTGCAGAATAAAGTTGACAACAAGGGTTTATTATGCTATATTGTATAGATTTTATATACCCGTAAAGTGTATAAAATGAGAAATTAAGAAAATTAAGAAAATGAAATTAAATATACCTAAAAACGAAGACGCAAAAACAAAACCAACAAACTACTTTTTTATTACAGATTTGTCTGGTTCAATGTGGGGTTCCATTCCTGACCTCAAAGAAACACTCCGAGCAGTTAAAGATTTATTACTTCCTGGAGATACATTTAGTCTAGCATACTTTTCAAGTAGCCGCGATTTTGACTGGATTTGTAAAGGAGCTTCCCTTAACGGAAATTTAGAAGCTCTTATTGAAAATAAGATTTATGCAAGAGGATTAACTTGCTTTAATGAAGTGCTTAACAGCCTTGACGGTGTTGTAAAAGACGTGCAACTAATCTCTGGAAATACAGAGAATGTATTGTTCTTTTTAACAGATGGTTATCCAAACGACAATTCACCAGAGAGTGAACTTTTGAAGATTTGTAAAACTCTTAAAAGTTCGTTTATCCATAAGCAAATTGTTGGATATAGCGGTTATTATAATCGTAAACTTCTTCTTCAAATGACTGAAGATATTGGCGGTGCATTCGCACACGTTTCAGATTATTCTGATATGAAAAAGTCTTGTAAAGATTTTGTATCTTCTAAGAAAAAGATTAAAAAAGTTAATCTTGAAAAGAACTTCGACTTAGTATGGCAAGTTTCTTCAAATGCGGTTCTTCCTTTAGTTTGCGAAAACGCATCTGTAGATGTTCTTGAAGACGAAAGTGATGGTGAACTTTTTGGTGTAGATTATTCAGAGCTTGAAAGTCTTAGCAAAGAAAATTTAAAAGACGGTAAGTTTGTTTACTCTCTTGCATTTGTATTGTCTCAAAAGAACAAAGCAAATCTTGGAGTATCTTTGCTTCGTAAAGCAGGTGATAATCTTTCTGCAAAAATGCTTCAAAAGTCATTTACTGTATCACAAAAAGGTCGTGCAGAAAATGATCTTAAAGTAAAAGCCGTGGTTGGTGGAGAAATACTTTCTTCTGATAATGGTTCAGCAATTTTTATTGGTGACTTCCTTAAAACTGTAAAGTCTAAACTTGGTAAAGTTTCTATTGATATGAATGCGTCAAAATACACTTCTATTTCAAGAAAAGGTGGAGACGTTTCAAAAGTTGAATTTAAAACAACAGATTCTAATTCTAAAATTGTTGGAATTACTGGAAACGAAGATCGTGCAAACATCTCTTTCCTAACTGTTCGTAAAGGCGAGATTACAGCATTGAATGATCTTGATCTTAGTAGTCGAGTAATTCAATTTAATCAGACTGCAAAAAATCAGATTACTTTCCCAATTCAAACAGAAACATATCGTAACTATACACTTGTTGCGAATGGTGACTTTAATTTTGAAAGTCTCTCTTTAGTTTCTGATGACAGTGTTTATAGCATTAGTCCATCAAATGATCTTGATCTTTTTGATGAAAACCAGAAAGATATTAAAGTTGGAGATTTCACAAATCTTTATAAGAGTCTTATTGAAGAAAAAGCACATGCATCTGTTCTTCGCTTTTATATCAAAAAGTATGCAAAGCAAAAGCATTCTCTTGATCTTCGTGTTGAGCAGTATGGCGAAGAAGGTGCAAAGCTTCTTGAAGAAATGGGTCTTGACTATGCAATGCGTTTCTCTCCTAAAAAAGAGTATAAGCCAAAGGACGAGAATGCTGATTACATTCCTTTCCTAGAGATTACAGGACAACTTAAAGGTGCATCTACTATCTCTGCTTCTAAGAGCTATGAAAAGTGGCTTAAAAAGGGCAAGGCGAATGTTGGTGATCTTATCGTGTATCCTCTTTTTGAGAAATATGAAGATAAGCTCACTTCTCTTGGTGAAGAAACTTTTGTAGAGTTTTGTCAAAAGACTCTTGAAGGAGTTGAGGAAACTGTTGATTTGCTTTCACAAAAAGTATCTGCACAAAAGTTTTACCTTATGGTTACAAACTCATGGTTCACTGGTGTTGATAAATCTGATGAATTTGAATATGATGGTTTGCTTGTTAAAGTTAAAGAGACAAAAGAATATCTTTAATTCTTTTTGACATAGAGTAAATTATAGTGTAAATTGGTATGGGGTAACTCCCATACCAATTTTTTTATGAAAAAGCAAAAAGGATACATTGGCGTAGATTTCGACGGAACTATAGCAAAATATGAAAAATATGAAGGTCCAACAGTTTTAGGAGAACCGATTCCTAAAATGGTTGAACGTGTTAAAAGATGGCTTAGTGAAGGAAAGAATGTAGTTATTTTTACTGCAAGAGTTGCATCAGATCATCCACTTCCTGAACAGTGGGCAGCAGAAGCCGCAATTAAAGAATGGTGTAAAACTCATATCGGTCAATCTCTTGAGGTAACAGCTACAAAATATTCTGCAATGTATGAATTTTGGGATGATAAAGCTATAGGAGTAGAGAAGAATACAGGCGAACGAAAATGAACAACGATTATACACTTTATGCATTCTTTAATAAGAAGTCTAGAGCATTTATATGCTTTACCTTTGACGTAACAATGTTTCCTGATAATGTTAAAGAAAACTTTTTAATTAAAGAGTTTTCTTTTAAAGAGCTTGATATACCAGATGAAGAAATTAATATGGCACGTTATCGTTGGATAGGTGATTATGATACTGGTCGTCTTGCTGATATTATATTAGAGAAAAAAGCAGTTGTAACTGAACGTGAAATAAACGAAAAATACGATGCTATGCTTTTTGATAAGTTTAATATTAAAGATATTTTATATGAACTTATATTAAACTCTGAAATGAAAACCGAAAAGGGTAAACAATTACAAGAGCGTTTACAAAAAATCTTAAAAAAGAAAGAGAGTGATATAGAATTTTTTAAAAATTCAGAATTACATATTTGGGAAACTCAAAGCGATTTAAAAAATCAATTACAAAACGCTTTTAAGGTTTGATATTTTCATACTTATTTTTCTTTATAAATAAGTATATTGATGAGATTTAAAGAATTTTATAAACTATCGTTAGAAAAGAACGAAAACGTCTTAGAAGAAGGCTGGATGAATAAAGTTAACGTGTTATTAACTATGGCACTTCTTGGAGTGACATATTCTTCATATAAAGAATTAGAAACACAATACAATAATCTAAAAAAACAAAATCCTGCTAAAGTTCAAAATGCAGAAAATTTAGCTAAAGAAATAGAGCAAAGAAAAGAAGAGATTATACAAAATCCAGAAATATTAAATGATGTTGTAAAAAATCCAGAAGCGGTTATTTCTGTTATTAAACAGCAAGAAAATAAGAAACCTTCTCAGCCTGAGAAACAGTTAATCGCTCCTGATAAAGAAAAGGCAGCAGAAATAATCAAAAATAATATTAAAGATTATATTCGCTTTCATGAAATTAGTAACCTTGGTATAAGAAATAAATCTTATGCAGATTCTAAAGGCTACTCTACAATCGGAATCGGACACCTTGTTCTTAAAGATGAAATCGGAAAACTATTCACAAAAGACGAAATTTCCAAAGTTAGAAATAAAAAAGGTAAACTGGTTAATGTTATAACAATATCTGACGAAAAAGCAGAGCAAATATTTGATCGTGACTTTAACGCAAAATGGAAATCTGCATCATCTAAATTTAATTTCCCAAGTTTAGCAAAATATCCAGTTCAATTGCAAACTGCAATTGTTGATGGATTTTTTCGTGGAGATTTATCAAGTAGAAAAAAATCAGGTCAGAGTCAAGCACGCGAGAACATTCGTTCTGCAATGACATCATTCTTCAAGTATAACCAAGCTATTGCAGAAAAAAGAACAGCAGATGCTAGTAAATATTTAGACTCTGCAAAAAACTCATTACGTATCGCTTCTCAGAATTATTTAAAACATCCAGATATGCATGATATAAGAAAGGATGGAGTAGATAAAAGAATGCGTGAAAATGCAAAATTAATATCTTCTGCATTAGAAAATTATAACTCTTCTTCCAAATCAATAAACCCAGAAATGACACCAAATTTTTAATATGAAATTCAAACAATTATACGACTTTATTTCAGAAGGCAGTGCAATACGTTCTTATTCCTGCTTAATGTTAGACTTAGGCTTTCTCCTAAATGAGATAAAAGAATTACAAGAGGAAATTTGTCCTTGTGATGTCTATGACTTAGATCCTGGTCATGGTCTTGAAACTGAGCCACATATAACAGTTCTTTATGGTTTACATGTTCAACAATCAAAACCTATAGTTGATAAAATAGATTTATGTCCAGTTACTTTTAAGATTAAGAATATTTCTCTTTTTGAAAATGAGAAATTTGATGTTTTAAAATTTGGAATTGAGAGTGAACGTTTAAACTGTTTGAATAAAGAACTTTGTGAAAAATTCGAATACACGAATAACTATCCTGATTATAAGCCACACTGCACTATCGGTTACTTAATGCCAGGTGCAGGACATCATTATAAAAAACTAAAAAGTGAACTCTTTGGTAAAGAGTTCACTTCTAATCGTTTTATTTTTAGTAATAAATACAGCGACAAGGTTTACATCACTGTGTAGGTTCAGTATACTTGTCAAACATTCGCTTAATACCATCAAAAGGAACATTATGTGTGCTTTTTGTAGTGAAAAGAGTTATATCTTCAACGGTATAACTCTTGTCCTTTAAGCGTGGTCTAACACTAATAAACCAAGGTGAATTAGAGTATTCATAAATCACTTCATAACTATGCTTCTCAGCAAGATCTAAATATGGCTTACGCTCTTTGTCAGTGAGAGAAGTATTAGATACTACAATACGAGACTTACCATCCACCATAAGGCGTTCTACTTCACTCTGACACCAAGAATGTGCCTTACCTAAAAAAGAAGGCAGGAAGAGATATTCTCCTGTGCAATTAAGCCAGAACTTATCTGCTTCGCAAATGCAACAGTCTGGTGCAAGAGTTTTAGCTTTTGTTGATTTACCTGAACCCGAAGGTCCGATTATAATATATAGTTTGTTTTTCATGAGATTTTTGGATTATGTAAAGTTATAGCAATAAGTACATTTTATGGAATGTAATAATTATACTAAGAAATGCCCTGAATGTCAACAAGAAATAAATTATAAAACATATAGAATATTACAGAAATCTATTAAAGATAATAGAGTGTGTCGAAAATGTTCAAATTGTAGACAAAACGCCTATTCAAAGGAAGAGATACAATTTATATTAGATAATTCTAAAAAACTCACTATGGAGGAATGTGCTGATAAATTAGGAAGAAGTATGTATTCTTTAATTATAAAGGTGAAAAAAATAAAAATTTCTTTTTGTAAAGTTACAAAAAATGAACATAAACAAACTTGTTCAAAATGTAGAACTGATTTGACATTGGATAATTTTTATTCTTCAAAAAATAGATATAAAAAAGTTCATTCTTATTGTAAATCATGTAGTAAAATTTTAAGAGATAGTTTAAAAAATAATAAAAAAGAGTATGATAAACAATATCGTAAATATAAATATAAGACTGATATTAATTATAAAATTCGGAGAGTTTTAAGAAAACGTTTTGGAGAAACTGTAAAGAAAGAATACCGAAAAGGAAAAATGGTTGATTTGTTAGGGTGTTCTGTGGAAGAATTGAAAAAATATTTAGAAATTAAATTTAAAGAGGGTATGAGTTGGAATAACTATGGTTTACGAGGTTGGCACATAGATCATATAATACCATGTTCAAAATTTGATTTGATTAAAGAAGAAGAACAGAAGAAATGTTTTCATTTTTCTAATTTACAACCTTTATGGTGGAATGAGAATCTATCTAAAGGGAATAAATTACTTTAACCAGATATAAGGACGAACACCTGATTTAGTATTACAGATTGTAATATGAAAATCTTGCTTTATATCTAAAAAAGAAACTATATTATCTAGTTCCGAACCACGAACCTTCATATACCAGTTTTTAAACTTTTTAAAAGCTCCACCTTCTATTATATCAATGTTATATTCGAATGAAATTCTTTTTTTATAATATTGTTTTTTTAAAAGTTCTAATTTATTTTTCGGAACTTTTCCGTGAAGGGTATTCCTATAAATGGTTATATGACTACCATGAGCAGGTAAGCCTGTAAAAAGTCGAACATCTTTGTCAATTAAAGATCGGTAATATTTACCGAAATCATTAGACACAGCAATACGTACAACGTCTTCGCCAATGTATAGAGTGCCAGATGATTTGAGCCAGTAGTTCATTACTGCTTATTATAGATAGATAAAGAAGCTTGTCAATTTAAATATGTTCATCTCCATGATGATCGTAGATTTTAACCTTTTTACGGTTCATAATATCGTTAACTTCTTCAACCTTAAAGAATGCAGACCCATTATATTCAATCGCATTATCAACTCCAACATCTAAAATCTTACCATCGTTTTTATGAGATGGCTTTGCGATTTCTAAGTTGCCATGAGAGTGACCACAGATTGAAAAATAATTCTCATACTTCATCTTGTCCCAAATAAGCGGAGCCATATGTCGGCAAAAGAAAAAACTATTTCCGATTTGAAAATAACCTTCTTCACCGAAATATACAATTTCATTTCCTGCATCATCTTTTCCAAGCTTACACCGAACACCAGGGAAACCTTCCTTTGTAGTTTTATCTACAGAAAAAGGAAAAATCTGAAATGGAATTTCTGAAACAAAGTTTGAGCCATGCAGAGATGAGTGATCTTTTGCTAACCCATCATCTATTGCTGAAAGATTATGAAAAGTCTTGTAGAATGCGTGTAGCGATTCACGATAAAATCGAGAGTGATAGCCTTCATGATTACCAAAGATATAAAACATCTTTGCCTTTGTTTTATGTAACAAAGAAGAAGTATTTTCGTCAGTGGTATTCAAGCTGTAATCTCCAAGATAAATCAGCAAATCGTTTTTTGTAAGCTTGGAACATTCATTTTCAATAAACTTATCATGTTCTTGAAAAGATGAAAATCCGCGAGGCTTCCAAAGAAAGTCCCTTTGATGATTATAGTGAAAGTCGGATGCGAAATAAATGTTATCGTAATCGTTCCTTTTAATTTTTGAGGGTTTGTTCATTCTTTATTATAAAACAAGGAATATAAAAGTCAAGTTGACAATAAGTTTATTTTGTGTTATAGTATTTGTATTATGGCAGGCAAAGGACCACAACTACGTAAAGGTGCAAACCTTAAAAATTATTGGAACAACTATCCATTCTCTGAAAAGAATACATTAAGTTATTGGAAAAGCAAATTTGGTGATCGTATTGCTGTTGAAAGCGGCTTTAAAGATTTACCAATTGGTGCTAAAATAACCGAAGAAGAATATCTTTCTAGATTAGAAAAATGCATTCTTGAAGAAGAAACCGAAATGACTGAAAAGGATATTGATGATCTTCGAAATGCAATGAACTCTATAAGCTATTCCGAATTCCAAAAATTCAAGAAGTAAAAATTGACAAAACTAAAGACTCTTATATAATGTATTCTATGATTAAAACCCTCTTCTCTAAACAAAGGTGGATTGTTGACCAGCTTCCAAAAGAAAAAATGGACTCTGACGAATTGATCAGACAAATTTTATTTAATATCTTTGTAGATCATATCGAAAATAAAGAACTATTAACTAAATTTCCTTGGGATGATGACGAGGGTAGTAAACAGATAAAAAAGGAAATTGATTTTTGTTATTCTTGGATAAAGGAAAAGCGACCACTTTCGGTTGAAAAAATAAATACATTAAATAACGAATTTCCAGACGTTCCAGAAGATGACTCTATTTGGAAGTTTGTAAACGAAAACCACATTGGAGAGTTGTTGGAAAATCAAAAAATCCTCTCCGAAAAAGATAACCAAGTATTGAAATCTATAATCGGGTTTCGAGAATACTTGATAGAACTATGAAATATTATAACATTAAAAAGAAGCAAAAGCTTCCAAACAAAAAGATAGACGAGTTTCTTACTCAATTACACTTCTTGTGTAAAAAGCATAAGCTAACATTTATAAACCCAAAAGGATCTATGGTTGTTCGACCATATGATAAAAACAATGCAAGAAACATGTTGAAAGATGTTTGTGACGATACAATTAAAGAAAAAGATGATGATGAAGAGGATTCTGATGAAAAGAAATCTTAAAAATCATACATTTTAAAATAAAAACTTGAACACTAAAAAAACTAGTGTATATTAAACTAATGAAAAATTATACAGACTTAAACATAATTTTAGACCGTAGTGGAAGCATGGCTTCTATTGCAAATGACATGGTAGGCGGTATCAAAACCTTCTTACAAAAAGAAAAAGAAACTGGTGACGAAACAAAGGTATCGTTTTATCAATTTGATGACAAATATGATGTTGTTTTTGAAGATAAGGATATTAAAGAAACTTTAGAGGTTACTCTTAACCCAAGAGGTTCAACTGCACTATTAGATGCACTTGGCCGAACAATAGTTTCTGTTGGTGAAAAGCTTTCTAAAATGGATGAAAAAGATCGTCCAAATCGTGTGCTTTTTCTTGTTATTACCGATGGTTATGAGAATGCTTCTAAAGAATTCACAAATGAAGTTATAAAGGAAAAGGTTAAACATCAACGTGAAACTTATGCATGGGACTTTGTTTTCCTTGGTGCAGGTGAAGATGCAGTGTTAGCACAACATGCAGGTCTTGGTATTGGTGCTTCTTCTTCAAAAGGTTTTGCGCGTAGTGCAGATGCTATTACATCAGCATGGACTAATGTTAGTGAAAACTATCAGAGTTATAAGAAATTAGATCGAAGAGATCTTTCAACTTATTGCTGCACTTTTGAAATGAAAGATGAAAAGGAGGCAGAAAAAACTGTATGAGAATTGCAATCGTTGGAGCACAATGCGTTGGAAAAACTACATTAGTTAATACTTTTAAAAGCTATTGGCCAATGTATAAAACACCCGAAAAAACTTATAGGGATCTCATCAAAGAACAAAACTTAACTCTTAATGAGAGTGGAACTATGAGTTCACAAGTAATTATTCGTGATACTCTTGCAGATCTTGCAATGAGTAATGCAGGAAAATCAGAAACTATTCATGATCGTTGCATTTTAGATAATCTTGTTTATACTTTCTGGCTTGCAGAGCGTAATAAGTTTGTTGAAAAAGAAGACGAGATTGATAGCTTTATTACACAGAGTATATTAATGACAAAAGAGTGTCTTAAGTTTTATGACATAATTTTCTGGCTTCCAATCAATCCAAACATTCCTATTGAAGAGAGTGAAAATCGTTCAGCAGACGAAGCTTTTCGTGAAGATATTAACAACATCTTTTATGGTGTTCATGAAACATATAAAAAGAATGCAGGCGTAATTTTTGATAAAGAAGACCAACCAGCATTTATTGTTTTAGAAGGTGATCTTGAACAAAAGATCTCTCATATTAAAGAGTATATCGGAGACGATGGTAAGCTTATTGAAACAAATTCTTCTGTTCTTGGTGACTTAGAAAACGTTTATGATGAACTTGCACTTCGTGGACAATTGAAAATTTAATTTTACTTTGTAAATAAAGGAGTATGGTTATACTAAATCAAAACTCCGTTCGTCTCTGTCGAGCAGGCTCATGCTGTCCTATTGTTGAAAAAGTAAATGAAAATGAATTTACAATTTCTGATGATTATAAAGGCAAAGTCCGATTAACAAAAGATGAGGTTCAAATGCTAAAAGATGCACTTGAACACTTAGATAAAAGTGTCTAAAAAGAAACCCCGCTAAAAAGCGGGGTTTTTTATTTTATTTAATAAGCTTTTTGTAATCGCTGTATTTCTTAGAAATATATTTTACAAATGCACTTCTCATTACAAGTTCAGGATCACGCATTTCATAATTATAAATGCCATGTTCTTCTGATTCTTTAGTATTGAAAAGTTCAACAGTTTTTGGAAATTCTTTTTGATAGTTTTTACCTAAGTCACACTGATCACTATCTGCAATAATAAAAAGTTTAGAATTTTCTTCTAAACGAGTCATTATAGTAATAATTTCGTTCATAAGACAATTTTGTGCTTCATCTAAAATAATAACACAATTATCAAAACTTCTACCACGAAGATAAGAAAGTGGTATAATTTCTATAGTTTTACTTTTAAGAAACATTTCTATTTCTTGAGGTAATAGTAGCTTGTTTAAGGCATCATTTAATGGTCCGCCATACACAGCTATCTTTTCCTCCCAAGAGCCAGGAAGTGCCATTAGTTTACTGTTAGCACTCTCTACAGCAGAACGGACATAGTATATTTTCTTACAATCTCCTTTTTGAAGTAATTTAAGCGCAGCAAAGGTACTCATAATAGTTTTACCTGTTCCTGCAAGAGAATCAACCATAACACATTTTGTTTCGAAATGCTGCATTTTCTCTAGTATCTCAGCTTGTTTATAATTCCAAGCAAACGGTTCTGATATTAAAAAAGATCCTTTAAGTCTCTCCTTTACTTGTTTTATTTTTCTAGCACGGCATTCTCCCATGTTCTAATTTACTTATCATTATTTTAAGAAGATAGTATAGAGTCAATATTTTTTTCGTTAATGATTAAAAATTTATAATTCTTTCGCTTACAGTAACTTTCTGCTGCTTCCCACTTTGCTTGGTTAATTGCCCATTGTAGATTCTCGTATAATAATGTAGTTCTTTTTTTATTACCGTGATTTGTAGGTGCTGAACACTGTCTTTCTGGTTTAACTTCTACCAAATATTCTTTTACAACCTCACCAATTTTTAATTTCATATAAAAATCAACAAAGTATCTTGCATATTGTGGAGTTCCACTTTGAGCAGATTTAACAGGATGTTTATAAGGAATAATTACTTTTTCACTACTCCACTGAACTACATTAGGATTTTTATCAAGAACAAGCATAAGCTTACGTTCAAGACCACTACGATAAACTATATTCTCTTTATTAAGACATTTTTCAGAATTTTGAGGCTTAAATATCCCTTGTTTAAATTCTCTGTATGTTCTTTTTTTAGCCATTTTTTAAAGATTGTAGTTCAACCTTTTGTGCTTCAATCTCGTTTTTTAATTCTTTAACTTTATTACCTTGATAGAAATGAGTAATAATACTACCAATAGTAGTATAAAAAACTTCAGCAGCAATTTTATCTAAGAAAAATCCAGCAATAATAGCACATACTGCTAATATTGTTAAGATATATTTTACATTGTCAGATGATAAGTTATTTAGCATATAGTTATATTTACTAATTACTCTTTATTGTGTAAAGAATTTCACACTCATCTTCTGATGGTGCTTCGAAAATACTGTCAGTATCAATGTATTTGCTATTATCTTTTTGATTTATAAAAAATATACTATGCGGTTTTATAATACTTCTCATTTCTTTTAAAGGACAAATCATATCTATTACAATAAGAGAATGTTCGCTTTTTTCCGAAAGATTTTTCATTCTTTGTGCTTGGCGAATACGTCCACTAATAGAAAAATCCCAATCGTTATATTCTTTTCGAACTATATCAGCATTTAAATAAAGATGATCTTTTAGCGATTCTTTTATATTATTATAAAAAGTCGTTTTACCATTACCAGATAATCCCATTATTAAGGTAATTTTTTTATCTTTCATAAATTAAATAACAGCACCAGCAGAAAAGCTTTGTGTTATAGCTCCTGTATCAGGATCAATAATTTTATCAACTCGCATCTGTCGAAAATTTATAGAACCACCACCTACATAAGTTCTATCTTCTAATGTATAAAAAATTCCTTCAAAAAGTTCATTAGCATATTTAGATGTATACATAGAATTACCTCGTAATGAATCCCATATAAAATAATCAGATTGTTCGTTAGTATATCCTAATCGAATATTTCTTGTATGATAGATTGCATCATATCCTCTATATTCTTCTATTAAACCAATAGAATTATTTTGAGTATTTGAGCCGAGAAACATATAAAGTTTATCATTTATATTTGGCGAATTAAAAAATACATATTTTCTTAATAAAGGAAGAATAGGATTATTTGGAAGTCCTTCTGGAAATGTATTATCTAGAGGAGTAAAACCAGTCGTACCAGCCCATCCGTATGCAAATTTAACACCATAACGATTTATATCAAAATCTCTAATTCCATACGTATAGTAATAATCTGGATCTAATGGATAATATGCAGGACTATCTATTTGACAAGGATCATAATAATAAAAAGATGCACTAAATGTCTGAAAAACACAACCTGCGGACATATAATTAGTTACATATGGCAAAATACTACGAAAATCTAAAGATATTGGTTCGTCATTACCTTTAAAACTAAGTGCATTTATTTCTTCTACACTAGAATTATTAAATCTATGCATTGTATAACTTTGACAAGATATAGAAGATGTATTTGTTGTTAAAGGAACTATTTTATGAATATCAAGAGTTACTAAAGGACTTAAGAAAAACGCAGTGCTTAATGGAGGGGTATATGCAAAAGGATAACTTGGATCACTGCTCACAGGATTCCATGCAGAAACTGGACGAATACTTATTTCATTATAATCATTTTTGCTTAATAATGAAGCATTAAATGATGATAATACTAAACTATCTATATCTCCTATAAATGAATAGGCAGTATTGTATATAGAGCTATTTGAGGATGATGCATAGGTTGTAGAAACAATTACTTCTGAAGGATTATAAGGAACAAACCAAACTTCATTATGTTTTCCTTTTTGAAAAGTTGTATTTATACGACCTAAAGATGTTCCATTTAATATAAGTTCATGAATCTCACTATAGAAATTATTAATAAGTCCATTATATACTGGAGTAGGAGTATTATTAAACATCACCTTAATAACTGGAATATTGTTATAACAGACATCTTCACAAACATCACAGGATTGTTTTGTACTTTCTCCTAATGTAGTATAATTATTTAAAATTCCTGCATCTGTAACAAAACTTCCAGAATTTATTTCTGATACAAAGAATTTTTTAATAACTCCGTTAACTTCTACATTAACAAATTTATTTAAATAATTTTCGAAATTGTCGTCGTTTGATATTTTTTTCATGAGAATACGTAGTTTGGTTAGTTAAACAGCAGGATCAGTATATTGATTAAAGAAATCACATTCTGTTAAGAGATATTTAAATCTTTGTGGACAATCCTTTTCTTTATAAAGATCGTTTATTGGTATTGAATTATAACAGTCATTACATAATCTGTCCGAGCAAAACTCAATACTAGTGTAATCATGATAGCTCCAACGACCATTTCTTATTTTAAAAAAGAAACGACCTCCAGTATAAATGTCAACGTTTTTTGGTTCAAACTGAACAAGAACATTGTTAGGAATATCTTGGAAATTACGTCTTGTATAAAGATTATATTTTTCTATAATAATGTTATACTGATAAGCATATGAGTGAAATAGTTTTAAATCTGTTACAGAAAAATCTTTAAGCTCACTTGACTCGAAAATGTCATAGCCTACGTTGTATGTTACAAGGTTTATTATACTTGTTATAGCATCTATTCCTGTTACAATCAAACTTGTTTTTCCATATTTTCTAAAAATACTATTAAATGCAACAATAAGAGATTCTAATTGATTCTTATAACTTAAAAAGTCAAATACTTCTCTGACTGTTACGGAATAATTAGCAGCTAACTTTTCCATAACAATTACATCATATTGTTTTAATCTTGTACCATCTAAACCATCTGCTGCATAATTGTTACAAAGGTAGTCACATCGAATAATTTGTGTTGGTGAAAAGTTTCCTGATGGAAAATTATCATTTAACCATGTTTCGATTTCAAGCATATTTGCAACACAATTAAAAGTATTCTTATAAACAATTTGAATTGGTTCTTCCCAATATCCTTTAACGTTATAAACTAAATCAGAAGATTGTTTCCAATAACCAGAATTCTCATTTACAAATGTACAAAAATTATTTAAATCGCCAAATACTGAATTAAATGCATCTCCTAATGAGTTCCATTTGTTTGTATCTGAATATAAACGATCCATTCGAACGTTTAGTTCATTCATATTAGAATTAAACTTTTCTAAGCTATTTCCTAAATATTCGAATTGTGGTATTTGTTGAATCATTTTTAATTATAAAGAGAAGAATCGTAAACCCAACGAGAAATGCTGTCATCAACAATGAATTTTAAACCTACAAATTCTTCAACATAACGGTCTATCGTTTGAACATCAAGAGTCTGAGCACCACAATCAACTTTACCTTTTACATAACCAGACTTTACACCTCCGCCAATACATGTAACTGCCCATTTAACCTTAACTGTTTTTACACCAGTAACTTTTGTTTGAGTTGCAATTCTGTTAAATTCTCTATACATTGGAGAAAAGATATAAAGTTCTTGACCAACAATAAAATTAAAACAAGTTCCGCTAAAAACAGGAAGAGTCTGATTAACCCAATTTGTAATCTCGCTAATAACGTCAGAGTTGTCTCCATCTATACCTAATGTATAAGGATAAATAAGTGAAATAGGTTTCATCCAAACAGAACTTAATGTTCGGACACTATTATATGTATCTGTCCAACAACCTGAATTTGTTTTAACAGCATTCATTGTATTAAGCCAATTTGCACTGTTTACACTAAATTGATTATAGATAGAGTTCCAAAGATTTGCAGCACTATATTCGAAATTACAAGTATAAATATCTAATGCATTAAAGTTATAATTTATTGATGATAAGGAATCACCAATGCTCTCATAATCCTTGATAGGAAAAACTATCTGATTGTCTGTTATTCTACAAATTTCTCTTGCGTAATCCATTTTATATTATTTAGCAAGTAGATATACAATCTGCAAAAATAAAATCAGGAAGAGCGCAACAATTTTTCTCTAAATCTTCCCATGTAAAAATATGTCCAGACAGTGTATTACTACATTCTGTATCATACCAAGTAAGAGGGAAAAGACTATTGCATTGAACTTGTTCATAGTTCCAGCATATTTCAGAATGATTACCAGGAGTGCCTTCTCTTGTTGTCCACCATGCAGAATAAGAACTTAACTGTGTATTTGCAACTAATTTCTCTTTTGTCATTTCTCTCCATGAAACAGGATTTTTCTGAATTGTAGGAATCTGAACATCATTAATATAGTGAAAGCTCCATCTCCATTGAATATCATTGTTGTTATTCGGAATAGAAAATGTTGCATCTATATTAGATTTAAATTCTTCTACATTACTATAAAGCTGATCTATTCCACGATTAATAGTGTCATATAAAACAGGTTCATTAACACCTAAGAAAAGAGGATAATTTGTTAATGCAGATGGTGAATAAGAAGATGAAGTTTGATTAATTACTCTGTAATATTGATCAAGGTCAACAAATAGTTTCTTATCAATACGACTGTTTAAAATAACAGTATTATCTTTTATTTTTTTGAATGAATCATTAAAGATATAGTCTGTTATAAACTCGTTTTCATTTACATAAATCGAGTTCCAGTTAAAACCTGAAAGAGATTCGTTAGAATTTATAACTCTATCAATTTCTATAAAGTCTACAAACTTTAATATATAATCTGCGAAAATTATATAACAGTGATAATTATCAAAAACAACATCAACAATATCGTCGTTGTAGGTTATTTCGTTTACAAAAGTATTGTTTATAGTGTATTTTGCTAAGGATTTTCCACTAATGATATAAATTATACCTTCGTGTAAAGAGTTTAAAACCGAATTTATACTATTCTGTTTAGTTATAGAACCGCTCTCTGTTCCAAATTGATCTATTAAAATAGTTTCTCCAGAAGTTGTTGAAACTGAGAAAAGATTATTTCTTTCAGAAATTGAAAGTGGTTTGTTATCATTGTTAAATTTACTTGATGATATATTTCTAATCCAGTTTAAGTTTTTATTATAAACCTTTATTACAAGAGAATCACTATCAACAACATATAAATTATAATTACTATCTACACAAAAATCAACAGGATTATTAAACTTGGTGCGATCTTCTCTTGAACCACTACCACCCCAATAGTGTGTAATCTCAATATCATTTGGATTGTTTATGTCAAAACGGCAGACAAATAATAGCTTCTTATCATTATCTAAAATGTAGAGTCTTTTAAGTTCATCGCTATAGTATAGAGTTGTAGGGTTTTCAAAAACTTCTCCATTACCAATTTTGTTAATAGAATATGTTCTTGAAGGATTATACGATACGTTATATATTTCTAAAAGATTACCATTAAATGCTATAATTTTATCTTCAAAGAATTGAACAGAACGTAAGTCACTAAACAATGTATTTTGAACATTAACTGGCTCATATTTAGTTTGCCATTTAAAGTTACCAAATCTTTCGCCAAGATAACCACCGTTTGCTTTTGGGAAATTAATATTATTAATTGAGCAAGCTGCACTAAGATAATCTAAGTTTGTTTTTAATTTCTCGAATGAACGGTTTATAACAGAACTGTATTGCCAATCATTAGGTTTTACCTTAACATCTTCTAGAGAATATGGTAAAATTAATTTCTCATAAAATTCACGAGAAATAGACGAATCATAATTTTCAAAAGAATTTTTAACATAAATTAACTTATCCCAAGTTTGAATATATGTTTCTCCTGTGTTTGTAACTCCTGTTAATGAAGGTGATTTTACTCCTTCATTAGAGTATGATGTAATAAATGTTAATGCTCCTGTTAATGGAGTTGAAATCGTTCCTTCACCATTATCAAATCTAAATGACTGAAAGCTAATATTCGGATTAGATATAAAGTTTTTATTACTTCCATTATAGAATGTTACAACTTCTCCTGCTGATAAAATATTTTTTGTTGCATATAATTCAAGATTAGGACCATTATAAACAGAAAGTGGAAGAATATTTGAATTTATTGGAAAGCTTGTAGGGCAGAAATCAAAACCATTTATTGTTACAGAAACATTTCCAGAAAGATAAATCTTACAATTATTAAATGAATTTTCGTCTATAATAAAATCATTATTTTCAAGTCCAACTTTAATCAACGAATTAAACGAAGGTGCTTTATTCTCTACTAATTTTGTTTGAATAAAATTACTGCTACTAAGAACAATGTTGAACGAGTAACCTGCTATATCAAAATTACCAGAATTTATGGTTGCAAGCATTCTTGGTAAACTTGAATAGTAATTTACATTAACAAAATCGTTTGTTAATTCAATACTTGCAGATGGTGCAGGAAAATCTAAGAATGTTATGTTTTGTCTATAAACATTAGAATTATTAGATGATGCGAAATTATAAATTGTTAAAGAATCAGACTCTAAGAAAATGTCATTAAATGCAGAAACTTTAACAGAGTTACTTCCAGAAACATTACTATACGATAAAGGAATAATAACTTTATTAGATTTAGACTCTGTAATAGTGTTTCCAATTTGCCAAACATATTTGGTAAAACCAGGAGATGCAGAGAAATAAAAGTTTTCTGTATGACATGGTTTATAAGATGTCATACCGTTTGATTGTGTATAAAGATTAAATATTAAATTTTCATAACCACTACCACACTGTCCATAATCAACCACACTATTGCTTGCTATTCTGTTTGGATTGTATTGATTTTCAGGGAAACCGATATAATCCAAAGGAGTTATATTACTTAATAAATAAAAGCACATACGGTCTGTGAAGTTATAACGATTAAAATCTCCGTTAAAAGGTTTTGCAGATAGTGCAGAAACACTAACACAAATAGATGATAGTGTCGAAAGAGAAAATATGAAAGTATCTCCAGTTCCG